TGATGCGGACCAGATCGTCGCGGACAAAGGCGTCCACGGCGGGATTGGCATAACGCATCATGTCGTTGCTGACCGGGACCAGAGCGGTCAGCTTCTTGTAGGTCGCAACCTCCTGGCCAACGCTCGGCTGACTCTGGGTGATTGCGGTCAGCTCCGCGCCATACCCGGCGGTGGCCGCCGACGCCTGGTTGGGCAGCGTCATGGTGCCGCGAGGCATCGGGATATTGCGCGGGCCGGCGGCACGAACCTTCGCCTGCGGGCGCAGCAGTTCAATAATCTCGGCGAGGTAATCCGGCGGGACAATGAAGCCGCCAGCCGAACCCGTGCCGACGTTCAGCGCCTTGGTAACCGGGTGGCTTTCGCCATACAGGTCGGCCGACGCGCGCCGGGCGCCATAGATGTCACCAGCCGCATTAAAGGACTTGCACATGCCGATGATGCACAGCGACTTGTCCTTCTTATACGGGTCGTTGTCCACGCCGGCGTAAACGCCGCGCTGACCGGTGACCCCGTCCTCAACCGGCTGGGCGGTAGAGGCGGATAGCGCATAGGCCTTCTCCATGCGCTCGATCTGGCCGCTGAGACTCTTCGCCTCGACCTCCAGACCGTCAAACTCGGCCGCCTGCTCGACGGTCATCGTCTTGCCGCCCGCCAGGGCGGTCATCTTGTCGACCAGCGTCGCTTTCTTTGCGAGCAGGTCGGCCTTTTTCATTACTGCGGCCATTTCAAACTCCGTAGGTTGACCGCCGCGAGGCAGTCGGAGGCACCCGCTCGCGCGGGGGTACTGTTACCCGGCGGCGAGAATCGCCTTGCGCCTATAGTGCTCAGTCCGGGAAATCATTTTGGCCGTCGAGGTGTCCTCGATGTCCGTCGAGGTGTCCGTCGAGGTGTCCTCGGTGTCCATGAGGTCCTGGAGGCTCTTCATACACTCCGTCGCATGCCCGTGGGCGACAGCCAACTTACCCATGGTCGCGGCCGAGATCACCTTGCCCGACTTGGCTCGGTACGCCTTGCTGACCCGGACCCGGAAGGCCTTGCCGGCTTCATCCGCCTCGGGCTTCAACAGTTTAGCGACCTCTTCGGCCGTCATAGCGATGAGAGCCTCGCCCATTGCCCGCATGACGTTGGCCAGCATCTGGGGAACCGGGCTGCCATCACCCTCCTGCTCGGCCTCGTACTCGACCCACTCTTCCAGCCAGCTCAGGTCGGCCAGCATGCTGGCGAGGAAGCCGCAGTCGTAGAGGTCCTTGCGCTTGGCGGGGACGGCGGCCTTGGTTATGCGCGGCTTGGAGGCGTAGCACTCCAGTACATCAACCGCCCTCGCCATGACGTCCTCGGGCAGGTCGGACGCCTCGGGCAACCCTTGGGAGGCCATCTTCAAACCCTGGGCGGAAGCGGTCAAACGCCCGTCAATCACAGTCGCGATGGGGAACAGGACCGCGTCATCTGCACCCACGGCGAGGAAGCCCTTGCGCGCCTTGGTGATGTCACCGCCGGCCCATTCTTTGATGCTCGCCGTCGCCGCCAACGCGTCGAACCTCAAGTCCTCAATGACCGGGAGGTTCGTTGACGTCCCGCACTTCCAAGCCTTTGTGATCACTTTGCACTCCGGGTTCGCTGCAATCGAAACAACCGAAACCTCCAGCAACTCGCACTTGTTGATCCGCTGTGCGCCACGAGGGAGGCTGGCGTCGATGGGCGTCATGCCGCCCGGCAGGGGGTCAAACCCGATGCTGATGTCGGTGATGTCGCCGGCTTTAAGCTGCGCGCAAATCTCGTCTGCCTTGGCCGAAATGCCCACCGGCGAGAACCGGATATCGGCACAGAGACCGGTCGCACCCATGAAGGGGAAGGCCCTACCGATCGGGACGCCCGGCTGGTGCTGCCAGAGCAAAGGCACGTCGGCCGGGTATAGGATGCCCGCCTGGACGACGATGTCGCCGTCTCGGTCAACCGACCCGGACGAGCACTGAACCCGAGCAGTGCGCGGGCCGACTTCGATCGCGGGGGCGAGGTAAGACTTCTGGGTACTCATTCTCCGGTATCCCCGGCGAGCGGTTCGGTAGCGCCCGGTTCGGTGGTCGGGAGAGTGCCGGCCTCCGGCCGTCCGGCGCCATCGGGCGCAGTACCGGTGGCGTCTGAGCCCAGTGCGGCGAGGTTGATGGGCGCCAGCAGTTTGTCGCCGCCTTCCATCGGAGCCAGTCCCTCGGACGCCCTCGCCTCGTTCGGCGTCAGAATCGAGGTCAGCACACCGACACGGTAGGAGTTGTATCGGGCGGTGATGTCAGCACGAAGCAGGCAGGTCTCGTCGAAGTCAACTTCGATGTCGTCCAGGTCCAAGTCGAACGCGCGAGCGATCTTCTGCTCCCACATATCTAGATCGGGCATGACCGTGCGGTTGACGTAGGACTGCTCTTCCTCGGCCGGCGTGATCTTGCTCGGCGATGTCATCATCCCGCCGGGGATCATCGAGAGCGGGACATCAAAGAACCGAGCGTTATCGCCAATCTGGAAGCCCCGAGCGTTTTGAAACTCAAGGTCGGTAGCTTTGAGCTGCAACTGCTGCCACTTCAGGCCGTCCTCAAGAACCGCCGTCCGGCCCACGTTCTGGATACCGGAGACCATCCCGTCCCAAGACGCCTTAAGCCGGGCGGCGGATTCGCTGGTCAGTTTCTTGTCGGTCTGGAGAACACCCGATGGGCAGGTCGAGTTCCCGGCGAACCGGGCCGCCTGCTGCTCTTGGGTCATCGCCAGGCCAATGGAATCCCGTGCCAGTCCAAGGGTCGCCACGCCAGCCAGCAAATTGAAACTCATGTCCATGACATGAAGAACATCTTCGCTCGGAACCGCGATCGGTTGGCCCTGAAGAACGCTCATCTGAAAAAGGCCCAGTCGGTTGATCTGGTAGAACACCTGCCCGTCGACCGACTCAAGAAGAACCACGCAGTCGGGATTGATGGGGATCAGCTCAATTGGGTCACCGCGATGATCTCGAAGGATCACCGCGAAGGCATTCGAGCGCAGTAGCTTCGCACCCATCATCTGCATCATGAACTCGAACCATGTCTGCCGACGGTTCGGGCGCTTGAAGAGCTTGACGACGGGATGGTCCGTCACAAGAGTCCGACCGCCGTCTGCCGTCGGCTTGAACAAGCGCGGTTTGCAACGAGCAACGTCCTTGGCGCGACGGTTGACACATGCGTACACCGTGGAAACCCCCATGGCCGTAGCCTGGGAGACCAACACGCCGGAAGCGCTCGGCATCGACCCAAGGGGTGGGATTGTCAGAACCGTCGGCGCACCAGAACCGGCGGCCTTCGTGCCGAACGCACCCCTGATGGCGGAGAGGACGCCCATTAGAGGACCATCAACCCGTGCGGCCGGAAGGAGGCGTCGTTGTAAATGCTCGGGCCGCCGGCAGCCTCGGGGTTGCCCTCCATGATCTTCACTGCGTCGAATGTCGCCATGAGGGGGTCAATCTTTGCCATGCCGCTGACCTGCTTCGTGATCAAAAACGCGTTCTTGGTAGGCTCGACCTTGGCGTTCGCAACGCTCCAAGCCATCAGGGCTTGATTGCCGTGGGTGAACGATCGATCGATGAGCTTCCGCTCCAGCCCCTTGATGGGGGACGTCAGGACGTAGCCCTGGCCGATACCCTTTAGGAGCCTGTTGTCCTCAGTGACGTCGATCTCGGCCAGGGCATCGACCAACCCCGCCAACCCGATCACGTCCGCTCCGACGCCCCCGAGGAGGCCAGCGTCCTTGATGCGCTGAACGATACTGACCACACCCGACAAATCTTCCGGGTACTCGCGGATGACCGTCATCTCGCCGGCCTTCTCGAAGTCGCGGTACTTCGAGATGTTCTCTTTGCGCCGCTCCAGCGCTTTTGGATGCGCCCAGGCGTGCGCCCAGTGGAGCCAGCGCCGCGTCGTTTTTTCCCGGCCAATCACCGCCAGCCCGAGCAGATCGTCCGCGCCCCCGCCGTCGATCCCCACCGCGACCACATCGGACTCGGCCAGGATGTAGTCGAGGGTAACCTCGGGGTCTCCGGCCGCTTCCCAGTAGTCGGCTCCGACCCATTGGTCAGAACGCTGGTTCATGCCGATCTCGACATTCAGGTGCTTCGCGAGGAAGTCGCGCTGCTCCCCTTTGTCGGCGCTTGCCTTTCCCAGTTCTCGGACGAGGTAGGCATTGTCGACTGACGCGCCCAGGTTTGGGTTTGTCATGAAGAAGTTGATTGGGTCTAAATGCCCTTTGGTATTAAGGACGCTATCCGGAAACTCGTAGATCACCGGAAGGAACTGGGGATCGACGATTTTTCCGTCCCGCACGCCCCTGGCGTAATCCAGCTTCGACTTGAATACTCCTTCCGGCGGCTCGTCAGACATAGTCGAGAGGTAGATGACGTAGCCTTCCTTTCGGACGGTCAGACCGCCGGTGGCTTCCCGAAGCATCGTCATGGCGTGGGCGCGCTTGCCGAACAGCCACAGTTCGTCGATCAGGATGACGGAGCCCTTCGAGCCACCCACCGTGTCCGTGTCGGCCGCGATGACCTTCAACTCAGCCTTCGTCTTAAGATGGACGATGCGGCGCTCCCGGAGGTAGACTCGGAAGAACGGCGTGGGCCGCGCCCGGTTGATTTCCTCGGCCATGCTGGCGGCTGGCTTGAAGCTGTTCTCCGCGATCTCTTTCGTCGGCGCCAGGATCAGAAACTCGGCGGAGAAGCGAGGGTTCAAGATCAACGCCGTCATCATGATGCCGGCGGCGAGCGTCGATTTGGCGTTCTTCTTGCTGACCAGCAAAAGGAACTCGGTAATGCGCTGGCGCTCAGCGTCAGGGTCATATGACCCGAAGATTGAGGACACGAAATCGAAGGTCCATGGCCGACCTGCCTCACCCAACGTGGGCTTGCCGGGAACATCGGTCAAGACCAAGCTCTTGAACAACGCAAGCCCGCGAACAGCCTCGTCTGGGAAGAGGGGCTCCAGGGGGATCAACGACTGCCCGGAAGCGACCCTCTGCTCCCAATCGGGGCAGGCGGTGGACCATTCAGCGCCCACCTTCGACCACCCCAAAGCCCTTCACCTGACGAGGGGCGTATAGCTCGGCGTTCGGTACCTCTTCCACCGGAGGGACGGCCTTGACCGGCTCCGGCTTGGCGACCTCGAAGGGGATCGCTGCCAGGGCCGCACGGTACCGATCGCCCCACGGCAGTTCGTCATTATTATAGGAGTGCTGGAGGAACCCGAGCGCCGTCACCTTCTGCTGGGGGGTCGCCCCCTTCGCCTTCAGAACCGCGGCAGCTGTCGGCGCCCCAGGAGGCGTCAGGTGGACCTTCTCGACCTTCGGCTTCGGTAGGCGGGGCACGCCCTTCTTGGGGCCTGAACCGGGACGGGCTCCACCGCGCATCTCACCTACCTTCTGAACAGCCGCTCGGTTCGAGCCTCCGCTGTCTTAATTGAGTGACAACCGCCGCGCCCGCCGTCGCCGTTACCGCCGGCGCGACGACACAGGAGTTGAACGTTATCGGGGTCGAGGACCGCGCCACCGTCTCGCCGCTCAACGATGTGATCGCCGATGAGCGCTACCGGGGAGTCGTCATCCTCACGGGTCTTGCCGCACCGCTCGCACCGACGGCCCCGACGCTTAATCAGGTGCGCGACCAATTTCACCCATGCGGGGTCGCGAAGGTCGGAGTCTGCGGTCTTGGGGGGCGGTTGGATCGTCCGCATATCAAGTGGACGGATCGTCGGGCCTAATGCCCTAAGCTTCAATATGGCATAGCTTCGCACTCCAACGTGGATACCCGCGAAGGGAGCTGAGGCCTTGCTAACCGGCGTGCCAGCGCGGGGCGATTCGTGCGCGTCCACGGGGAGGAATGGCACGAACGAGTGGGGCTGTCAAGAGGCTATCGCAGCCGCTTCGGCCTTCAGCGCGACCAGCCAGGCCGTCTCCACCGAATCGAACAGCGCCTGCGCCTTCTCGCCCACCGACGGCAAGTACACGTCCCGAAGGAACGCAAGGACGCGCTGGTCGTGACGGCGGCGGAGGTCAATCGCCAACTTACGGGAACGGTATTTATTTTCGCGGGTTGTGCCAGACTCGCCCACCACGCGACTGTAATCACTAACACCCGTACCGCGCGAGCCGGGCACGGTACGACGGGCGCGGTAAATTAAGCCACCCAACGGCGCGAGCGTCGACTACGCCCTGCGCGTGCCATAAACGTGGCAGTCCAATAGCGCGACCAGTACAACCTAACGTGCTGTTTGAACCTAAGCCGTTGATATTGTATGGCGTTTTGAAATCTTTGAAATTGCACATTCAGAAACCCGGAAAATTCAAACATGCAATCTGAAATGTGCGCGTGAGCCCGGACCGGTCTCGGGGGTATCGCTGGTTGCAGAGATTTAAACCCCCTACCCTATGCCATTGAT